AGTCTTGGAACTTCTTATATTTTTGTTCCGGTGTTTCTTCCTTCGTAGGGTTGTGTTGGACATATTTCTCCTGTTGCTCTGGTTGTATTAGATTTTGTGCTGATTGTTCTATATCAAACAATTTCATTCTACTTCTATCAACGCCAATAATAAACTTTCTATTCATTGTTGGATCGTTATATCTGTTCTTTAATTGTTTGACAAGCATTTGACCTGCCTTTTCTAATTCTTCACTACTAATCAATGCAAACATAAAGTCTGCTGTTGCTGGTAAACCAAAACTTTCAGAGGTATCTTCTAAACCTACATCTGTGGATACAAAACCAGTTCTTGTGGTTTGTGTTGCCGTTACAATTGGCACATTTAATTCTACTGCCAATCCTCTTAATTCTTCAGCGATTGCTTTAATGTAAGTATAACTGTTTACATTACTGCCTGCCTTAAATCTACTTGAAGCACAAATATTAATATAGTCTATGAATATAATATCTGGCTTAAAACTTTTCTTTAATGCTAATTCATTTACTAATGCACGATAATGATTAGCACCTGCACTAGCAGTTGGATATTCTTTGATGATAACTGTACCTGTTGTTTTGCCTTGTAGTTGTACAATCTTGTCGTTAAACATTTTTTTGTTTAACATATGTAAATCTTCCATAGACACATTCAATAAGTTAGCGTCTATTCTTTCAGCAATTCTTTCCTCTGCCATTTCCATTGTGATATACAATACATTCTTATTATCAGATAAGGCAGCGGCAGCTTGATGACACATGAATAAAGTTTTACCAACACCCGTACCTGCAAGAGCAACATTAAGTGTTTTATTTGGCAAACCACCTTTGGTAACTTTGTTAAAGAAATCTAAATCAAAAGGTATTCTGTTTTCTTTCTTATGGTAATAATCAAATCTTTTTTCTATATCAGACAAGTAATCATGCCCAACATTTTTATCAAACGACACAGAAAGGGCGTCTTTCATTATTTCAGGTATTGCTTCTGGTGTTTGATTTTTATTCTTACCGTCTAAGATATGAATACCTTCCATAACTGCGTTATGAATGGCACGGTCTTTACAAAACTTTTCTGTAGTATTTGTTAACCAATCAATGTCAATGTCTTCTTTATTAAGTGTAGAGATTAAATCTACAATAGATTGGTGTTCTTTTTCGTTTAAGTCTTTACGCTTACCAATATCTATTTGTAGTATTTCTTTTGTAGGTTGTTTGTTGTATTGTTCAACAAACTTTAATATTTGAGAAAAAACAATACGCTCATTACGGTCATCAAAGTATTCTGCTTTAAGAAAAGGTAATACCTTTCTTGTATATACTTCGTTATGTATTAGATTTTTGAGCGCTGTCCGTTCTATTCTCTCTGCTGTTACCATCTTTTTCTACCTCTATTGTTAATATGTCACCAATGACATTAATGAAATTCTTATCTGCCGTATCTACGCCACTTGGATTCTCTACAATGTTATACTCAAACTTTAATCTCAACTTATCGTTTTCTTCAATAGGTTGAACCTTGCCATAAGTATAAACAACATCTTTATACACACCATCAGTAATCCTAAAACCTGTAAGGTCACTTTTAGGATTTTCCATGTATGTATAATTAGGAGTTTCCATAACTATATTCTTTGTCTGCAGCTTCGTCTAATTGTTTCATTATTTCTTTAGTAAAATATTTTTCTGGATCAGCATATATGCTTTTCGCATATTGTTTAGTACCGTCTGGTAGTTCTATTCTTGTAGATACTTGTTTGAATATGCCATGTTTAACTGCTAAATCAACTAAACCATAGTGTTTATCTAAACCAGTATCGTATCTTAATCTTACATCAACCATCATGTTTTCTTTTGACAATCTGGACTTTTGAGTTTTACAATGTATGATATTACCAACTACATCTGTACCTTCTTTTTCTTTTTTCTTAGATAGATATACAATTGTACTAGCAGCATATTTTAAACCTGAACCGCCACCCATTTCTTTCATTGGCATATATGCACCAACTACATCATAGGTATGATTAGTAATAATCATAGGTACTTTTGTTCTACCTAGTTTTAATGTTAATACTCTAAACGCAGCTTTGAGTATTTGTGCTCTAGTCATATCTCTAGTTTCTTTACCCTCTGCTGTGTCTTCTACTTCTTTTGTTGTTGACAACATACCAAGACTATCTAAGACTAACAACAATGGTTGTCTTTTATCTTCATCTTGTTCGTTGTATTTTTCTAATACTGTTAATGCTTGATGTCTAAACTCTTGTACTGTAGTTACAGGCATAATTACCATACGCCCACTATCAATACCTCTATCTTCAATAAGTTTTTTTGTTAATGCACTTTCACTCTCAAAGTAAATTACACCTGCATTTTTATTATTCTGTAAAAATTCTTTTACCATACCTAGTACAAAGAAAGTTTTACCTGTTGCACTTTCACCTGCAATCGCCGTAATTTTATTACTTGGTAAACCACCATTGACACTACCTGATAGTAAGGCATTAAACATATACGAACCTGTGTCTATGAAACTATCTACATCACCGGCTTCAACACCGTCACTTACTACACTTGCATATTCATTACCAGTTTCTTTAATTATTTGTTTTAGAAAGTCCGCCATCTGTTTTCTCCTTTTGTTCGTTCTCTACTTTAATTAAATGGAATTTCAACTTCTCATATACTCCGCCTACTGTTACCATTTCTTCAGGTTTGATTGCACCTCTTTGAAGTGCTGCCTGTATTATCTTAACCATTGTAAGATAATCTTCATTTGTTATCATTTGTTGATTTGCTTTTTCCATAATTTCTTTCATTATATCATACTCCTTTCAAATAGTCAAGCTTTATCTTATAATTTGTATATTGGCGTCTTCGTGCCATATCTCTAAATCATTTCTTATATTATTGTTTTGTTTAAGTTTATTAAATCGTTTAGTAGCAAGTTTCTGCCACCATTTGATTGTATTCTCTAATGTAAACTTATCGTAGTGTATACCTTTTTTGAGTTCGTCCGTTTCTCTTTTGAGATATTGTGGTACATTTTCATACCCATAATCAGACATGTAAAATCTTTTTTGTTCAGTTAAGTCTCTAGTTTTATTTACAAACTTACTAAATTTTTCATATAGATTGGCGTCTTGTTGTTTCAAGGATTCCTTGATTATAGATACCATCTTTGTTTGTATTTTTAGTTTTCTACTGCTTGCGTCAGCGTCAACTAAAGGTTCTCCGTTTCTTTCTGTAAACCAGGCATTCATTTTCTTAAATGCTTCGCCATGTAATAATGGCAAGAAGTGACTATCTGTCAAACCTTTAAATCTTAGATAAGGTTTCATACCATCATACTGACTTGATGATTTACTACTACCATATAAACTTGTTGTTTCAAATAAACATATGTTAGTCTTATACTTCTTATTTAGTATATCTCTTACATGATGACTACAGCATATCGCCGCTAATAATTTACCACCAAGATAATTATAACCAAATGGTTGTGTAGGTACAATTACAAATCCCATAATGGCACTATTGTTAAATCTACCCATTTCATCCATGTCAGTAGTTTGTAAAGGTCTACCAAGATAAACATTTCGTGGTTTACTATTAATCACAGGACTACCAAGTCTAATAAAACCTACAATAGTATTTGTAGTTGTTTCTGTAACTAACAATCTAATTGACTTACCAGGTATACTTGACATGTTAGTATGACTAGATGTTTTGTTTAACATTCTATCAAATATTTGACCATTAGGTTCTGTAACACTAAATTTCATATCTTCAGGAGATATATCAAACTTGGCAAAAAATTCATCTTCGTCTGCCATGCCAGGTAATTGAAATGGAAAATTTTTAACTTGTTCTAATTTTTGTTCTTTAAGATATTGGTCTATTCTTTCATATTGACCAAAGTATTCTATAAAGTAATTCATTGCCCATGTAGCGTCTATATTATTTAATATCAAAAGAAATCCTCTAGGTTACTTGTTTCGCTTGCGTCAACTCGCCACTTAATTGCTTCAAGTATAAATCGTAATGGTTCCATAAATGATTTATTAAACTGTAAATCATAATCTATACTTTTGTGCATATCAAATTCTTTTGGCAAATCTGCAATGAAAGTAATTACATTTGCATTCCAGATATTCTTTCTTAGATGTACAAACTTACCTTTGTCACCATTATATATTCGTTGATACTTATGTGCCACTTTATTAGTTTTTAACAAGTGATTATATAACAATGCACCTTTGACATGCATTGGTGTACCTTTCTTGTATATAGATGTTGTGTCAGAATATTTTTCTATATTATTAATACTACGAGGGAAACCAATCTGCTCTGGCGTCATGTGTTCAAAATCTCGTTTAAAGTTTATTACAAAGTCTTTCATTTGTGTTTCATTACCAGACATTAATATTTTAAAACTCTCTCTT